ACAAATTGAATCTCAAAAAATGAGTTCATTAAAGGATAGTAAATTATATCACCTTCGTTTGGTCTACCTGTAGCAATTAAACTATCTTTTAAACCAACGTGATATTCCCACGCTCTTTTAGATACCATAAATGTAGTATCTTCTCTAATCTCTAAACCAAATTTTGAAACTATTTCTTGTTGACCTGCAAAACCTTCAGTTGATTCAACATACATTTCAACCATCCAAGAGTCATCAAACCTAGAAGTAGTATCTTCTCCTAGAATTAAATCTCTATTGACTAGTGTTCTCGGTAGGTAATAAACATCGTGGCCGTAAATTTTAAGACCCTCTACAATTAAATCTTCGTAAAGTCTTTTTTCGTTTTGATTACCTATACCGTTGCCACCTTGAAAGTAATGATTAACTGGCATAGTATTATCCTATCATAAAGGCTGGGTTTAATTCGTAAGTAGTTCTTATTTCTGTTTCTAATTTTTCTATATCAGTAAGTGCTTCAGAATATATTTGTTGTCCATTTAAAGTTACGCCACCAACCATTGCAACTCCATTGAATTTAGATAAGTTAGCACCCCATTGTTTTTTAAATAAAGCAGTTACATATCTTTTTAAATATATGTCATTAAAAATATCTGTATAAGTGTTAGGGTCTAATCTTCTATAACATTCTATTACTAACCATTCATCTTCGTCTAAATCATTTTTCCAATCCATATCAATATATAATCTATTATCGTGTTGATTAAATCTCATAGGTTTTTCACCTACTAATATATGGTCTAAAAAATCTAAATGTCTTAATACAACATCATAGTTGATTATAGATGTAGAAGAAAAATCATAAAGGTCATTTAATCTTAATTGATACCTAACATCAAATAGATTCATATTACCTTTATTTGAGAATGGAAATATATTAATTACAGATAAAACGGTTTCAGGAACAACGAGATAATTCTTATCTTCGTACCAAGTTGTTGAAACACTTGAATCTTTTAAATCTGTCTTTGTTTCACTTTCCTGATTTAAACCTGACAAACGAGCTTTGTCAGCAGCAGTTAATTTGTATTTTAGATATGTTCTTCTAATACCATCAGAATGAAATTGCTGAAAGTATTGTACTGCTTCGTCTATTCTATCTTCTAATTGGTCGTCATCAGCATTAATTTCAATTACTGGTTTACCCAATGCTCTTAATGCGTATTGCTTTAATGTTTCTCTTGTAGCTGGTACTGCCATAAAAATCCTTATCTTTTATACTATTTATAAGATTTATTTAATGGTAGGAAAGAGATTATCAGCACAAAACAACTTAATATCTTCTTCAGGTAACCCTAGTGATTGCATAGTTTTAGGGGTGTGAGGATTCTTTTGTTGATTTTCACAATAAAAATTTTGTGCTCTTATGACATCTTCCTCGTTAGAATCACTATTAAAATGTCCTATTTTATCAATATATGCGTTTAAATTAGATAATGCTAAAGTACAAATTTGTTCTAATTCTTTTTCTTCTCTTACATTACCAGCAGCAATCATACCTTCACTAAAGATTGCTTTTGCCCAATCAGGTAATTCTCTTACTTTTGATGGTTTAAACCATTTGTTTTCTTCTATAAACCATCTTGTTAATGGGTGTTCTTTCTTTAGTAATGGAGAAAAATCGTGGAACGCACCTGTAATTTTATTCTTACCTGCAATAATATCAAAACCGTAAATAGGTCCGCCATTTTTTTTCATAGGAAATAAACATATATGTGCCATCCATAATCCTTTAGTTTCTCTGGCGTCAACTACATCAACGTGTGCTCGTCTGATACTCATATTAGACCAAGTACGATTTGTCCAACCAGGTTTATTAAATCTATCCATACCTGGTTCTTTGTATTCTGTTAAATGTTTGTCTAAAACTTCTATGATTTCTTTTTCTAGTTTAATTAATCTTTCCCAAATCATTAATCTTTACCTTCAATGTCTGTTCCTTTGAAAGGATCATTTTCGGTATCTCTATTATCACTTGTAAATTCAAAAACTTCATTAGTTAATACTAAAGGTTTATTAATTTCATTCATCTCTTTAAACAATTCTGTAGCAGATTCAAAACAATAAGTTACTTCAGCCATCACATTAATTTGATAAGTGTTTAAATATTCATTGATGATTTCTTTAACTATTCTTTTATATTCTTGTCCTTTACCTAAAAAATCATAATAACCTTTTACAGGTACTTTTTTAGAAATCATTTGACCACCAGATAGATCACCTAAATGTCTAACGTAAATATGTCCGTATAGTTTTTCAGGATCGTCTTGTATAGTTTCTATGTGTTTAACGTATGCTTGTGTACTAGGAGTTATTTGTGGTGGATTTGATAGATCAGGCCACAACTTTTTGTAATCTCTATGTATGTTTTCTGCTCTTTGTAGACCAGGTGTTTGTCTAAACAAATCATTTGCCATTCCATACTTTTCTAGTACAGAATAACATTGTAATTGATTATAGAGATAGATAGCGTACAATTCTGGACGAATCGTACCACTCATTAAAGTTTTTACAAACTCTTGTCGCTCTGCGTTTTGATGAATCTCTTTTGTGAGCTCTTTGATGTCATAAGCCATAATATAAAACCAGCAATTTAAAAGTTAGAATTATTCTGCCGCTCTTGCAGCTTCTAATTCTGTTTCTTTTGTCTTGTCAGCAGCAGTAGCAGCAGCTCTTTCTTCTTCTTTTTGAGTCTGAGCGTCTGTTTCGTTTTTACCTTCAGCAAATATAACTACATTGCCACTATCGTCTAAAGATAATCTCCAAGACTCAACATCAGCAATACCAGTCTTTTTAACTGCGATACCTTTTGCAACTGCGTCATCACCAGCAACCGTATTACCAGTAAAAGGTTCTTTAGTTGCAATATTAAAATAATAATCCATTTTTTATGTTCCTTCTATGTTAATTATTCGCCGTGTTTTCCACCGTATCTACTATCACCATTACCAAAATTACCCCACCAATCAATTTGACACATTAGAGGATATACCGTAGAGTAGAAGCCACCGTGTAAGTAGTTGTAAGATGAAGTTAATCCGTAGTTACCTGTTTTGTTTGTAACCGTTGTAGATGTAGAAGCACCGTTAGTAGCAGGGTTTGTAGTATTACTATTGTCATTTCCGTAGTAAACTCTAGTATCTACCGTGTGATCTGAGTCTTTAGGATCAAATGACCAACAATATGTTCTCCAAGATTCTCCGTCTGTGTTATCAGAATAACCACCGTGGAATCCTGTTTTACCCCAAGCCATATAAGGATTTCCCCTACTTGATTTAGTTTGGTTAATACTTATGAATTTTCTAGGATTTTCTAAACTCATACAGAATCCGTTAATACCAACTCCGTAGTAGTAATAAGAACCGTAAATCATTCCCCAAGTACCGTCCCAAGTGTGATTAAATTTAGTGTAAAGATAGTTAGAGTTTTCAGCACTATAAGATGTTGTAGTTGAACCAGCAAAATCTTGGAAGCCGATATAAACTCTAGCAGCAGCAGTAGTTCCCAATGATTGTCCGTTCTTACAATTGTAAGCAACGTATTTCATTGAGTTACCGTGTTTGTATCCAAAACCAACCCACTCGTTATTACCAACAGCAACACAAATGTTTTTGTTGTTGTTAATTGTCCAAGTGTCAGTAAAGTATTCAGTTGAAGTTACAGCGTCAAAGTAATCTTTAATTCTGTCAACTTTGTTTAAACACTTACTTGATTTGAAAATGTGAATTGTTTTAGCAGTGCCACTAGTTTCATCAGCAGAGTGAACCATAACAAGCATTTTGTTTTTCTCGTTATATCCAGTACCTGTAGAGTATGTGTTAGTTGTATCTAACATTTTAGCAGAATAATCGTAATAGTCTATTTGACCATTTCCTGCAGCCTGTCCTGGGTTCATTTCTCTCATAGTCTGTAATCTATTTGTAAATAATCTTCTTGGTCTGATCCCTTCAGGTAGGACGTGATTTAATTTTGTCCAAGCAGATGTAAATTCAAATGAAGTGGACATTTGGTGATATGAGTGCCAAGATATAAAACCATCTTTAGATGATGTGTAATATTGTGCCCAAGGATATTGGTCACATTGATAAATTGATTTGTTGTAACAAGTCCAAGTCGTATAGTCTTGTGATGTTAAATTACAATGCGATACATCGGTACCGTGGTCATTGTAAGAATATGAGTGTGAAGCGTCTGATAACATACCGAATCGGTAGTTAGTTGTTGAGTTACATACTGCAGCCCAAGGTGACCCTACATTATTGAAACCTGAATCGTAAATACGATAGTTGACGTTGTGGTTTTGGTCAGAGTTATCTCCCCATATTCCGAATAATGGAAGTCCCTCTTTTCTGTGGTCAGCACCACCACTTGATCCGCCAAGTAAATTTGATAAACTAGCCATTGAATTGATCTCCTGAATTTTCTATTAAATTATTTATATTATTTATCTTCTTCATATTACGTTATTACCCAACCAATAAAAGAAGATGTTACGTCTGGAGTTGTTTTAAATACAAGTCTAACACTTGCATATTTAGCGTCACCGATTAGATCAGCAGCCTCTCCAGCGATGTTGTTTCCGTTTCTTGCAATTGTTAAATTTGCAATATCCCACTTACCGAAACCATCAGCAATAATTACATAATCATTATCATTAGGGTTTGCAGGTAAAGTCATTGTAAAAGCACCGTCTGTTGTGTTACCTATGTAAGCACCACCAGATACAGCAGTAAAATTAGCAGTCTTTGTAGACCAATTTATGGAAGTTGCGTCTGCCCATATAGGATCCTGACCAGCACCTTTAGTTTGTAATACTTGTCCACTTGTTCCAGCGGCAAGTCTTTGTACACCAGTAGCATCTCTAAATAAGAAATCTCCGTGTGTTGTTAATTGTGTTACATCATCACCTTTTTTAGCGATTTTTGACCAGTAAGTTGCGTTTGAAGTTGCATTACCAGTTGAAGCTAAAATACAGATGAATGATTCACCACCAAAAGTTACTATATCGTCAACAACATAAGCAGTTGAAGCGTTATAAGCACCTTGAAATACTGGTTTAATTCTACCTAAATTTATTGTTGCCATAATTCTAATTTTCCTTATTTCTATTTATATTTATAATCGTTTATACCTTCAATTATAAAAAATTTTTAATTTAATTCTACTTTTAAGTCTCCGTTATCAACACTAAAAGTCAGACCAGCCCTCATAAAGAAACTATTTTTGAATATATCCTCTTGTTCTTTAGTTTCAAAACGTGTTTCTAGGTTATCTTTACCGTCGGTCTTTGTTATTTGTAATTCACCTTTCCATTCTGGTGTGTATAGTTTACCACCAGTATCAGTAAAATTACTTTCGTAGTAATATAATGTTGCAACAGCACTACCTGGAACCGTACTTACGCCCTTTTTAGGTATTTGTATAGTTACCGTTGAACCAGCAGTACCTATTGTTCCGTTAGTTGTTACATTAGTTGTATATTCAGTACCACCTGACTTTGTTCCACCAGCAGTTGTTGAAAATTTAAAGTCTGATTGTGTTAAATTAGTATCTGATACATCAAATATATAAGTAAATCCTTCGTATAATGTAATATCGTTTCTTGTTCTAGTTATGTGTGTAATTGGTTTTTCGTCATCACCATTATCAACGCATAATGTTCCACCGTGACCGATAACATACATTTTTGTTCCATTTGAATTAAATAAAAGTCCTTTAGGACCAATATTATTTGTTCTAAAAGCAGTATTTGAAGTTAATGCCTGTGTAGTAGATATGTCATAACCAGTTACTAATGGATATTGGTTAACATCATTACCAGTATTACCACCAACATAAAGTCTATCGCCATCATCATCAAATGCTAATCCTCTTGGATCTGATTCTTCAGTAGCAATTGAATGTGCGTCAACAAATGAAGCAGTTGAAAGATCATAAGCAGTTGTTAATAGATATTCATTAACATCATTTCCATCATCACCTAACGTAAATAATAATTCTCCTGGGTTTACAGCACCTCTAGCAACTTTATTAAATTCTAAATCTAACATATTAGCGTCTTCACTAGCAACAGATAATCTTTTTGAGTATGTTCTTGTAGATACATCATAAGCACCTGAAAGAGTATATTCGTTAATATTACCAGCAGTAATTTGAGGTGAAGCCTCAGCAGTTGATCCGCCAATTTCACTAACAAACATTTTTGTACCGTCATTGTTAAAACACATTGCAACAGGACTTTGACCTTCAGCAGATATATCTACTTCTTTTTCGTAACTTATTGATGTAACATCATAAGCACTTGATAAAGAGTATTGTATTATTCTTGCGTGAAACTTATCAACAGCATATAATTTTGTACCGTTGTTATTCCAAGTAATACCGTGTAAGTCTGATTTGCCAGATTGAGTAGAGTTTTCAGCATTGTTTCTAACTAAAGATGTTGAAGTAGAAAATGTAGCCGTACTAGAATCATATGCAGTACCTAAAGTATATTCGTAAATACTATGATTTGTATTTGTACCAGTAATAAGTTTAGTAATTACTTTTCTTACTTGTTGATTACTAATTCCTGCGATATGAAAACCGTAGAAATCATCTTTTTCTTTTCCTGTTACCGTGAATTGTGTTAATTTACTCATATGTCTATTTATATCCTATTAAGCAACCTCTAATAATTTCCAACCGTTAGCGGCACCAGTATAAACTAGTGTAAAGGCTGCGTGATCTGTTTCAGCAGTCATATTTTCTGCAAGGTTCATAATTTCGTTTCCGTTTCTATCAACCGTTAATTTGTTTGTAGCAAATGTTCCGTTTAAATCTAAAAATGTAACTGCGTCTCCAGTTAGTGGACCACTAGGTAATTGAATTGTTGCCTCAGCAGCAGCAGTATTAACTAAAAATCTTTGATTACTTTCTGCAACGGTTATTGTAGAACCATCTCCAACAATAGTTACGTATGGTGTACCACCACCTAAACCTGTCCAAGTTGATCCGTTATAACCTTCCCAAGCAACTAGAGATGTATTGTATCTTATAGCACCTGTGTACAATGCACCACCTATTGGTCTTTGTGCAGTTGTTCCTGTTGGTGGAACCCAAGCACCAACACCTGCCTTATCTCTTGTTAAATATCCTAATATAGCATTTTCTGTAGGAACAGCATTGTTTGAGTTTCCTGCTAATGTTTCGTCTGTACTAAATTCGTTTACAGAAGCACCTAATTCTGCACCGATAGAACCAAGTTTTAATTCACTTAATCCTGAAAGGTTAAAGGCGTCTGCGTTAAGAGTAGCAGTACCAGTTGCCTGTTCAATTTTGAATAGATCACCAACTCTAAAGTCCCCTTGTTGGTCGGTTGACACCCAATATACACGACCGCCATCTTCTTCAATAATCTCATCATCTTGGTCAGCAGGTTGTGTAGGTGTTCCTGGATAATTTGTAGTTATGAAATCTCCAGTACCAATATTTAAGAAATCGTGGCCTGTTAAACGAATGTTTGAATATCCTGTTGTAACATCTGTTCCTATACTATCACCTTTTGCTTTTAGTGATGTAATATCTTCAGTTAATCTGATTACTGCCGTTCCATTAGTTAAATCTTCTTCAGATACTAACCCAACTCTATAATATTTTGTATCTCCTGTACATTTAATATTAGCAGCAAGTTTAATTAAACCTGTTGCGTTCAATGTAGTTGTACCTGATTTAACAGCAAGTAAAGGTCCTCTTTGACCTTGTTGTGCAGGTGAACCAAAAGAACCATCTAAAGTAATTTGGAATGTAGATGAATCTTCTTTTTCAATTGTACAAGTTTCTCCGTTTTGGAAATTACCACTTATATTTTCTATATGTAAGTATTGTAAAGATGTGTTAAATCTGAATATTTTAGCAGTTGCGCCTGAAGTATCTCCTTGAATAACAGCAGTACCTTGTCCTTGTGTTGAAATCATATTTTCAACATCTGAAATAGTTGCAGGTGATATTATAGCAGCAGCATTATATTTCAACATCAAACCTCTAGTTTGAATATTTACTGGTGTTTCGTCTTCGTCTGTACCAGCAGCAACACAAGCACGTTCTCCGTATGCGTGTGAGCAGTTTAGACCTCTAATAAATCCGCCTGATTCTGCAAATACGGCCTTCTCAGCATAATAAACGAATACTGATACTGCCTCGCAACGACCATTTCCTAAGATGTGAATACCCATACCATCACTATTGATTTGAGTAAAGTCGTTTCCTAAAATTGATTTGTTTGAAGATGGATGGGTTTTCTTATGCAAGTTACCATCAATCTGCATACCACAAGCACCAGAGTTTGCTGATGTGCAGTTTTGAATATATGGAGAAGCTTTTGCAATATTACCACTAGGGTCTAATGAAATAACCGCAGCCATTTGAACACCTCTTGGTATTACTCTTTCACCTACGTCTGTAATATTGAATTTTGCTTTTGCAAGTGTAACATAATCACCTGTTGTTAATCCGTGATTTGAGTCTGTATTGACCGTTATCTGTCCAGCAGCGTGAGCATATGCGTAATTTTGAATTGAAACATCTGTTGATTCTGCACCTTCAATAATAACATTACCACCACTTACATAGTTGTGTGTTAAATCATCTGTTGCTGTTGGAACCGTAAATGAATTTGCACTTGTAACCGTAACTTGATATAAACCACCAGCACGTTTTTTACTTGTTAATCCTGTAAATGTAAAGTTTCTAATGTTGTTTGAGTCATTACATAACCACATATTTGAAGCAGCATTTAATTCTGTTGAACCTACTTGTAAAGTAATATCACCACTTCCGCCTGTATCTCCAGACGCTAAAGTAAGTATATCACCAACACTATATCCTGCACCACCGTGGTATGTGTTAAACTCAACTGCTGTATTACCTTGAACTAATATGCTAAATACTGCACCTTGTCCTACACTAGGAAGAGTTAATGTTCCTTCTAATGTACTGAAATCCATTCCAGTTAATTTAACATTATCACTTACTGATAATCCGTGAGAACTTGATGTTGTAATAGTAGCAACACCTGTTGAATTGTCGTAACTTACATTTGATATAGTAAATGATCCAAAAGCAGCATTTGTAACCGTACCACCTCTAACATATGTGTGTACTAAACTTGATGTACCGATATTACACGTGAAATTTGTTGAGTCTGGTGTACTTAAAACAGCAAATTGTTTTTCAGTTTTACTAGGGTGAATATATTTGTACTCTCCATTAGTTTTACCTGAAGATGGATTATTAATCACCTTCATAGTTTTAATTTGTGTACCGTTACCACTTGCAGGACCAACTCTTGTATTTCTTAAAGTTTCTCCCATTACAGAAATACCTGCTCTAATTCTTAAAGGTAAAATTTCTGAATATGTTCCGTTTTTAATTCTTAAAATATCTCCAGCAACAGATTTAACATCCATTAATAAAGGAGCAGTCGCATTACCGATCAATGTTCCATCAATATATAATTTGTCTCCAACATTGTGATCGTGTGTACCATTTTGTATTTCTACAGCAACAGCACCACTATTTGTATCTACTCTAAAGAAAGCGTCAGCACCAACAGCAGGATAAGTTTTTGCACCAATAGAACAAGTGTAATCTAAACCTCTTACTCTTATTAAATCATTGATTGATAAACCGTGAGCACCTGAAGTTGTAATTGTTAAAACACCTGTTGTATGATTGTAAGGTCCGTTTGTAACCGTTAAATTTGAGTTATCTGATTTTTTAATTGTACCACCACTAACATAAGTGTGTGTATAAGTTGATGTTCCTAATTGTACTTCAAAAGTTGTTGTATTTGTAACTGAAGTAACTTTTAATTCTTTGTAAGCAATTGCTCTAACATTATTGTAAACATTAGCAGTACCACCTGTACCACCAGTTACATTTTCTACTTCTCTTACTGATTTATCTTTTGCTCTAGTAGCAGCGTATTGAATTGTTTTGTAAGGTAAAGATTCTGAACCTGGGTTACTATCTGATCCACTTGGAGAAACCCATAAAATATTTTTACCTGATTCACCAGTCCATAGTACATCTAATCCGTCAGTTGCTAAAACTGATCCTGGCATACCGACAGGTAATCTTGCAACACCACCAGAACTTTCAAATAATAAATCTCCTCTTGTAGTTAATACGGCAGCAGTATCTCCTTGAGCAAGAATTGTCCAAACGGTTGCGTCTGAACCAGGAGTTACATTTACTTGTCTGTCTTTTAATTGTATGTATGAGTTTGAAGAATATCTTACAACATCACCAACATAATAAGTTGTAGCGGCGTCATAAGTACCTCTCCATTTAAATCCTTCTACGACAACTTTCCAATAAGTTGAATTTACGGTACCATCTGTATCAGCAGGATATTGATTTGTACCATTTAAAATTGCAACGTATGAATTACCACCATACTGAACCGTATCACCAGTTTTGTATGCTGTTCCGTGAGAGTAAATACCAGTTGCATTGAAACCAGTTGTTACTACATCCCAAGTAGCATTGTCAGCAGGTGTTTGTCCTGAGGCTTCTTCAGCAGCAACATATACGTAAGAATATCCTCCGTAAGTTACAACGTCACCTTTTGAGTAAACGGTACTTGCGTTATAAGAATCTTCAAATTGTAAACCTTCAGAATAGATTGAAAAATTTGCCTGAGCAAAATCATCAGCAGTTGCGCCTGAAGTGTGAGCAGTTGTACATCTATATTGATAAGAACCAAATTTAACAATATCATCTAATCTGTAATATTGTGTAGTTGTCCAATCACCTAAAAATGCTAAACCTTCACTATAAAGTGTAAATTTAGCTAAGTCTATATTAATGTCACCACCTGAAGCAGATGTGTGTTCAGTTGTGACTCTGTATGTTCTTCCCCCATACTTAACTAGGTCGTTTAATCTGTATTGAGTTGAAGAAGCGTAATCACCTCTAAAAGTGATACCGTCTGAATATTGTTCAAATTTTGCTTGATCTAAAACTGCACTTGAAGAAGTATGAGCAGTTGTAACTCGGTATTGTTTACCACCATAAGATACTAGGTCGTTTAATTTGTACCAAGTTGAATTTGCGTAAGCACCTTTGTAGTAAAAAGATTCTCCGTGTAGTTGCCAGTTTGTAGTGTATGTTGCAGGAGATGTGTAAAATATGTTTTCGTTATTTGGCGATGTATGGTTTGATATACAAACATATGTATTACCACCGTACTTAACTATGTCATCTATAACATAGCCTGTACTAGTTGTCCAATCACCTCTCCATTTAAATTTAAGTCGTCCTAGTTTAAAATCTGCCATTTGTTTCCCTAATTATTCATTTCTATACTGCACTTTGGTAAGTTGTAGTAGATGAACTCGCCGTTGTGTCTTCAAAAGTATCAAAATCGTCTGAACCTTCAGCGTTTCTTGTTACTCCTGCGTTTGATCGTTTTACTAAATCTCCACTAGTATTATTTATAAGAAAAGTAGTGGTAGGATTTACTGAAAAGTTAATTTGTTGAAATCTATCACTATCATTATTGTAGTATCTTTTCTTAACCGTACCTATAACAATACTCAATCCAGTCTTTGGAATTAGAGTGAAAGTTACTACGGTATTATTGACTAAAGTAAAGTCTGAAAACGCAACTTGTTGAACTCCGTCTAAAAATACTGCAATCCTTGACTCATTTAATACTGGTGTTGATATTGTAAATTGATATGCTGAACCATCTGTTGTAAAATAGTTAACATCAAACATCTCTAGTCTTTCATCTACATAATCTGTTTCTGATCTTCCTACAAAATCAGACTTACCATCTTCGTAAAATTTTGATACTTCAATTGTTTCATTACCTTTGTTAGGATTTACTGAAGTTAGATATAACATACCATCTTTTGTTCGTCTAATTCCGTTAAAAGATTTCTGTTTTACTGAAGCAGCGGGTGTGTGATCTACTAAATATGCCATTTTCTCTATTTATATTTCTATGTTAATTCAAGGATACTTGCGTATGCCTCAACATCTACTGAAGACGAATCAGGATTTGGGTCAGCGACTATTCTAACAATATCGTTGTTCTCTAAATTAACTGGTTTGTCTAAAGTTAATGTATTGTTTGGCGGAACTTCTAAACTTTTACCTATGTGATAAAAAGTAGAACCACCATCAGTTGTAACTTTTACATTTACGGTAGCAGCAGCAGTTGTACTCTTATTTGAAATATATAATGCGTGAATTACAGCAGTTGCACTTGCACCAGCTGTAAATAAATTACCAGCAGACGTATCTACTACTGGAACGGTTATTCCTGCATTTTTAAATGTACTTGCCATTATTAACTACCGAATACTATTGAAAACGCTAATGAGTCTCCAAGCATAGCAACATCTCCATCTGCGTCTGGAAAAGTTATTGTTCTATCACCTGTAGGTTCCTGAACCGTTAGAGTTGTTTCGTATGCGTTTTCTTGGTAACCTTCAAAAATTATATTTGCACCGTTTAATGTAATATCATTACTTGTAACTGCACCTGCATTTGTAACTGCCTGTAAAGTTACAGCACCAGCACCACCAACTTCTTTTACAACGCCTCCAGATGTTTTAGTATATAACTTACCATCTGTTACGTTCATTGCCAATTCGTGTACTTGTAAAGCAGCAGCACCTGGAATTTGACTTGGTGTTTCTGATCGTTTTGGTTTTATTACGGTTGCCACTAGAATGTACCTCCGTCAACCGTACTAACTTCAACATCACCTGAAGTTACCGTAAAATTATTTGAGTTAAATTTTGCAACACCTTTGTTTGAGTTTGAAGCGTCTTCACCCTCAATTTTAATTGTGTTGTTATCAACAATAGTGTTAACTCCTTCACCTGCTAAAAATTCTAAATTTTCTTCTAAATAAACTCTTCCTGTTGTAGAAGTTTCATCTGTTAAAGTTATAAATGGATTTGCAAGTTTAGATGTTTGAATAGAACCACCTAACATAGCATTTGTAATACCTAATGCCTTAACTCTTAATGCGTCTGTACTAACTTCAACTGAACTATCATCTACTGCAACATCTAATTGATTACCGTCTTTTGTTAAAGCGGCACCAGCAGTTATTTGACCTGCACCAGAGAATTGTGATACATCTAAATTAGTTGTTCCAAAAGTAGGAGCACCTGTATGTGTAAATGTATAACCATTGTTAGCATTTAAAACACCTTCTTCAAC